GATTCCGGTGGGTCCGCACACCGCGGACGGCGCCGTGGGTGCAGCGTTCCGCGAGGGCACACCGCACCGGCTTGTCGGCAGCAACGCCCAGGGCGGTTCGGATTTGGGGCTTTGGTGTATTGAAAGTCTTGATGAAACGGACACGGAATTTACCGAAGACGGCATCCCTTTAGCAATAAATGGAACGCTGAAAATTTCGGAGTGGGGGGAAGATGAGTTCTAACACGAAATACCGTACCAGACCGGGCGACATGTTGGATTGGATTTGTACGCAATATTATGGGGAGCGCCCGCGCGCCGTTGAGGCCGTTCTCGATGCGAACCCCGGATTAGCCGCTTACGGGCCAGTGCTTCCGGCAGGGCTGGAAATCGAATTGCCGGATTTAGGGCCAGCCGAAGATACCAGTTCAATTAGTCTTTGGGATTAATGTAAAAGGGGAATTTGATGAAACCACCAATTTATAAAATTGTGGCCAACGATGCAGATATCACCGCCAAAATTCAAGACAGATTCCTAAGCATGACTTTGCATGATGCGCCTGGCATTGAGTCGGATACGGTCACGATTACGCTCGATAACCGTGACAATAAAATCAAACCGCTTTCGACCGGCGCAACATTAGCGATCTCGATAGGCACGGGTAAAACTCTTGTGCCTAAAGGTATTTATAAAGTTACAGAGTTAGAGGAGTCGCTAGAAAACGATGACTTAGTGATTCATGGTACTGCAGCGGATACTAAAGGGTCGATTAAAGCCCCAAAGGACCGAACCTTCGACAATATTACTTATGGCGATCTGGTGAATCAGATCGCCAGTGAGAATAATCTGCAGCCCGTTATTAGTGATGAGTTGGCCAAGGTTCAATTTGACCATATCGACCAAAAGGCGGAATCGGATTTGAACCTGTTAACCAGGCTAGGGCGTCAATATGGCTCCATCGCGAAGCCTGTGGCCGAGCGTTTACTTGTAACAGCTAAAGGTGAGGGTAAAACGGCCAGCGGTAAAGATATGCCCTTGACGGTTATTGCAGATCCGGAGAACTCATCGGGTCGCATTGTTACCAAGGAGCGCGAGAACTACCAGTCGGTGATTGCTCATTGGTTTGATGAGCCCGCGCAACAAAAGCGCCAGGTTAAAGCGGGGGACGGTGAGCCGGTGTTTACCCTTCGCCAAGAATACAGCAGTGAAGACGAAGCGTTAAAGGCGGCGACGGCTGATTTAGAGGAGCGTCAGCGAGGCAAAAAAACATTTTCGTTATCACGTCCGTTAAGTCCCGATCTTGGCGTCGAGTCTCGGGTTCAAGTGTTGAACCATAAAGCAGCCGCTAATGGTTTGTGGCTGGTTGAAAGTGCTGATCATACGATTGAACGTGATCGAGTGTCTTCGACGACCGTCGAACTGGTGACGCCTAAATAATTGGAAGCTAAACAAAACCTTATCGGCAGAAGTCTTTATAAACTTGATGGGAATGGGGTTTTGTGTGCATAATCTTACTGTATAAATAAACAGTATAATAAAAGTCGATCGGAGTGCGAATTTTGAGTGTGAACCCTTTAAACGACGGAACGAGATCAGGTACAGTTGATAACGTGGCCAAATTATT